GATGGAACAGAAGTAGAAGTAAATAGTTCAGATAGTAATTTTTATAAAGACTCAACAAGTTTAATTAGAATAGAACCACATTATGGAACTGATGGTCAATCAGCATCAACTTTATTATCAACATTAACTAATTGGGGAAGTAATCATAAGCTATCTGGTCTTTGTTATCTTGCAATTAGATTTAAATGGAATCAAGACGCATTTACAGGTATTCCAAAAGTACAAGCTAAAATACAAGGTAAAAAAGTTAAAACATATAATGCAAGTTTAGTTGAACAAACTGCAAGTTATTCTACAAACCCATCATGGTGTTTATTAGATTACTTAACTAATGAAAGATATGGAAAAGGATTAGCAGTTAGTGAAATAGATTTACAATCTTTTTATGATGCTTCACAAGTTTGTGAAACACAAGTAACACCTTATTCTGGTGGTAGTGATATTAATATTTTTGATATTAATACTGCAATAGATACTTCACAAAATATTATAGATAATGTTAGAGAGTTTTTAAAAGGTTGTAGAGGTTATCTTCCATACACACAAGGTAAGTATAGTTTAATAATTGAAACAACAGGAACTGCGTCTATTACTTTAAATGAAGATGATATTATAGGTGGATATACTTTATCAATCCCAAGTAAGAACGAAAGATTTAATAGAGTTATTTGTAGCTTTGTTGATCCATCAAGAAATTACCAAGTCAATGAAGTTCAATTTCCACCGATAGATGACTCTGGTTTGCCTAGTGCAGATCAACACGCAACAATGAAAACTGCTGACGGTGGATTCTTATTAGAAGGAAGATTTGATTTTAAAACAATTACAAGTCAATACCAAGCAGAAGAAATGGCAGAAGTTATTTTAAGAAGATCAAGAGAAGCATTAACTTTAGGAATAACTGTTAGCTTTGATGCTTATGATTTAGCAATAGCAGATATAGTTAATATCACTCATAGTAGTTTAGGATTTTCTGCTAAACCTTTTAGAGTTATGGGTATTACTTTTAATGAAGATTTTACAATAGGTTTATCATTAGTGGAACATCAAGATAGTCATTATACTTGGGCAACAAAAGTACAAGCAACAACAGTACCATCAACTAATTTACCTAATCCATTTAATGTTCAACCACCAGCAAGTGTAACACTAGATGACCAATTAATTGAATACAATGATGGAACAGTTATTGTAGCTTTAGATGTTACTATTGGTGCAAGTCCAGATAGCTTTGTAGATTTTTACCAAGTAGAATATAAATTAAGTTCAGATTCTAATTATATTATTTACGCACAAGGTTCAGGATTAAATCACAGAGTCTTAAACGTAATTGACCAACAAACTTATGATGTAAGAGTTAAGGCAGTTTCAAGTTTAGGTACATCTTCAACTTATGTAACAGCACAAAGAACAATCATTGGTGCTATCGCACCTCCGTCTGATATTGAAGATTTTTCTTGTAATGTTATTGGACAAGAGGCTCATCTTTCATGGACACAAATACCAGACTTAGACCTTGCTTATTATCAAATTAGATATTCAGCTTTAATAGATGGTTCAGCTACATGGTCAAACTCTGTATCTTTAGTTGAAAAAGTATCAAGACCAGCAACTTCAATTAACGTTCCTGCAAGAATCGGCAGCTTTCTAATCAAAGCAGTCGATAAACTAGGGAACTTTAGTTCTAATGCAACAGCTATTGTTTCTAATGTTACAGGAGTTTTAAACTTTAATGCAGTAGCAACTCAATCAGAACACCCTGACTTTACAGGAACTAAAACAAATGTAATTGAATCTGATAATACTTTAAAACTAGACTCATCAGAACTATTTGATTCAGCTAGTGGTTTATTTGATGATGGTACAGGATTATTTGAATCTGGTTTAACAAGTGCTGACTTATTTGCGTCAGGAACTTATGAATTTTCAGCACCTATTGATATTGGGGCAAAACATACTGCTAGAATTACAGCTTCTATAACTCAAACATCAGATAACTTAGATGATGTCTTTGATAGTAGAACAGGAGATTTTGACGATCAAAAATCTAACTTTGATGGAGATACACCAGCAAACTGTAATGCACATATTGAGATAGCAACCTCTGATGATAATATTACTTACACATCATTTAGAAATTTCACTATTGGAGATTATACTTTGCGTTATGCAAAATTTAGATTAGTTCTTATTTCAAATGATTTATCTTCAACTCCTGTTGTTTCAGAATTATCAGTAACTATTGATATGCCTGATAGAATATTTAGTGGTAATGATATTATATCTGGTGTTGCAACTAAAACTGTAACATTTACATTACCATTTAAATCTGTTAATTACGCAGTTGGAATTACAGCAGAAGATATGGCTACAGGAGATTATTTTATAGTTGAAAATAAAGCTGTTGATTCTTTTGATGTTACTTTTAAAAATTCATCAAATAGTGTAGTATCTCGAACATTCGATTATATTGCAAAAGGATATTAAAAGGAGTATAAGAAACTATGGCACAAGGCGATTACAACATTCAAAATCAGGGTTTCCCAGCTTTCAGGTCGGATTTAAATTCGACTTTAGAAGCTATTAATACATCTAATTCAGGAACATCAAGACCAAGTTCAGCAGTTGCTGGAACTGTTTGGCTAGATACTACTTCAGCAACAACACCTACTTTAAAATTCTATGATGGTGCAGATGATATATCTTTAGCAACTTTAGATTACACAGCTAACACAGTTAATTGGTTAGATAGTTCAGTTTCATTGGATATAGTTTCAGACACTACTCCACAATTAGGTGGAGATTTAGATGTTAATGGAAATGATATAGTTTCAGTTTCAAATGGAGATATTACATTCACACCTGATGGAACAGGTAAAGTAATTATAGATGGTTTATCTTATCCAACAGCAGATGGAACTAATGGACAAGCATTAATAACAAATGGTTCTGGAATATTATCTTTTGGAGATGTTTCTGGTGCTATAACTTACGGATTATTTTCAAAAATTGATCCAACAGTTGTTGCTTGGAATAAAACGGGTGCATTTACTCTTACAACAAATACAGGTTTATACATTGAAGTTAATGGAGATATTAAAACAATTAGTTCAGGAACATCTATTACCATGCCAGGCTCTGCTACTTCTGGAACTGATTATGCAATATGGTGTACAACTGCTGGTGCTTTAGAAACTACAACAGATCATGTTAGTCCACCATCAGCTAATGCAAGAAAAGTAGGTGGATTTCATTATGCACCTGGCGAAAATGCAACAGGAACTTCAGGTGGAAACACAACTCCATCTATTAACGTATATTCATTATGGGATTTAAAATGGAGACCTAATTGTTCAGACCCAAGAGGAATGACTTTAATTGGTGGACATTTTTGGTCAGATATTTATTTAACAGGTGTAGATCATCACACAAACGGAACATCTAAATACAATGTTACTATAGCTGATAGTTCTTCTCCACCAAAAGTACCTAGTTTATATGGTGGTAATGGTTCAACAACTTATGGCTCATACACTTGGTGGGAATGTGCTGAATTATTATCTAGTCATGGAAAACGACCACCTACATATCAAGAATTTTCTGCTTTAGCTTACGGAACTACAGAAGCTAGTTCAAGAGGAAGTGATCCTGTAACAACTCAAATGAGTGCAACTGATGATAACTTTACTTCTAAGTGGGGAGTGATTCAATCAACGGGTTGTTTGCGTATTTGGGGTAACCATTTTGGTGGACCATATGGTTCGTCTGCTTATACTGCTAATACTGAAGGCAGAGGTTCAACTTATAATTTATCTAACGCCTTGTTCCTTGGGGGGCGTTGGCTTGATACTTCGAATTCTGGTTCTCGTTCTTCGGACTGGAGTTATGCTCCAACGTTTTCTAATCCCGATCTTGGGTCTCGTGGCGTCTGTGATCATAAAACAAACGAATAATGGCAAAAGCCATTATTAAAGACTTAACGATTAACCATAAACAAATGAATATTGTGGAAAAATATGAAAAAGTTATAAATTATTAAGAAAACAAAGTGTAGTTCGTGCTAAAAGAAAGGTTAATAAATATTTATCAAATCAAGATTACGGAAAATTAATTAGATTTTTAGCTAGTTGGCATGGTCATATCCAATGGAGTAATAGCCATAATATTAAATGTTATATTGACAATATAATCAAAAGATTTAAAGTATAAATTATGAAATACAATATTAATACAAGAGCAGATTTGAATAAAATTAAAGATACACCTGAGCATACAGAATTTATGAAAATCCTTAAAGGTACTATGATTAGACAACAAGACACTCAAACTTATCCTGAAAATTATAATGAACCTGATTATAATGGAGAAAAATTAGAACCTATTTGGACAGATGTAGAGGATTTATCTACTATAGAAAAATTTGGATTTACTAAATTAGATTTTAATAATATTAATTAATTATTAATATTCAATAAACCATAAAGGTTTAAATGAAAAAATTCATAAACATTCTTAGACATTGGAAGAACAATATATGGAAGAAATTAAACAGCGAATTAAAGAACATGAAGGGTTTAGGGATACTGTGTATTCCGATAGCTTGGGTTTTTCTACTATTGGTTATGGTCATCTTCTATTACCCTCTGATAATTTTGTTGAGGGTGTTGCTTATCCTAAAGAAGTTCTTGAAGAAGTTTTTGATAATGATTTTAAAATAGCAGTAGATTCAGCTAGAGAATTATTAAGAG